GGTAGGCCAATCTGATTCTTGATATCCTCAAGGACTGCGCTGAGTTCTGGTATCTTCTTCTTCTCATCCCCTTGCGCCACTAGCGAATTATAAACCTTTGCTCCGATATCCGCCAAGAATGCGCCTGACGCACCTACGGCTGCGCCTGGAATCGCGCCAACACCAAAGAGCGTTGAACCAATTCCAGCACCAGCAGCAGCCCCAACAGTTTCAGGCGTAATCGCTTCACGCGTAATTAGGCCAGCCTGTCTACCCACCATCTCTGGAATGCTTCTGTCTTGAGTGGCTGGAGCCTCAACCGCAATCTCCTCACCCTTACTATTTACTGGTATGAGTGCCATTGTTTTATTATGGGGCTAGTCTGAATTGCTGACCATTTATATTTACAACATCTCCATCACGCATTCCAGCAGCGCGAGCTTCGGCCTCAGTTTTAAATGCACTCTTTCTCTTCATTCCGAATGAACCAATATCTTCTGGATCTGCATTGGCATCAAGAACGGATTGAACGGATTTGACTCCAAATCCATTTGCGCGAGCGTCGGCAACAAACTTTCTGGCCAATACCTTCTTCAGCTCGCCTAGTCTTTCTGGCGCAGCAAAGTTAATCACGGCAGTAGGATCTGCGATTGCAGTCATCAACACGTTCCTATCCTCCTGCGTCATCGTGCCAGGACCACCGATTGCAATACGCATTTGTCCAGCAAGGGCTGTCCTGATTGCGTCCGCGCGAGCCATGAGTCTTGGCCTAGCCAAAACATCGCCTGTTTGAACTTGATTGCCAAGGTCAAGGAGCTCATCAATTCCGCCAACAGATGAGACAAAGTTTGGCACAAGTCCACGAACTTCATTGGCGGATTTTTCGCTGCTTGCCATTCCTTCAAGCCCAGGGATCTTCAGAGCGTTCTGAGCGATTCTTTTTGTCTGTGCCTTTTCATATCCAGACATCTCTCCAACTGTTTCCTCGGCAGCCATGCGTTCTGGTGAGCCTTCTGGAAGAGAATTAATATAAGATATAGCTTTTGCCTTCATTGGAACTAGCTGCTCCAATCTCTGCTGGTAAATCGATCCAATATTTGCCGTAGCTGGAACTGTTCCGCCACCAAGACCCTCTGGTACTGGAAGCGTTCCAGTAAGTTCGCCTAGTTGCTTGCTTGTAGCTGCCCTGGCAGCCTCTGTTCCGATTATCCTGTTGCGCATGTCGGCTTCAAGCTCTAGCGCAGGGCGCATCATTTGCGATGCCATGTCCTTCTGCATGACAGGCCCAGCGGCTCCCTCTGGAAGCGTGGCTGATGCAGATTGAAGGTTCTTAACTCTCTCGCCAGCGGATGTAACAAGCTCATTCTGAGTGGCTAAATTTTGCTCAAGCGTGCTTTCTAAGCCTCTAAGTCTTGCAGCTTCAAGCGGTGCATACTCAGGAGCTGCCTTCTTTTGCTTTTCTGCTTCAGAAGCGATCTCACTTTTGAGCTTTTCAATGCCAAGAGTTGTCTTCTCTCTTTCAGCCAGAAGTGCAGCCTGTCCTTCTGGACTCTTTAAATATGCTTCTTCGCGCGCAGCTTTCTCAAGGTTGGCGCGCAAGAGTTCTTGTTGGAGTCTTTTGCTTTCTCGCTCGGAAACAACATCAAGCTGCTTCTGCCTTACAGCCTCTTCGTAGGCTGGGCTTTTATAAACAGTAAATGGTCCGAACTGTACTAGATCGGCCATGTTACGCTACTCCGCCAAGTGAATATGATTTAAATCCGCTAGCTATGGGGGAAGCAATATTCCCAATACCACCAGCGATCTGCGCGAATTGAGCAGCTCCAGATGGTTGCTGGCTTTGCGCTTGTAGATAATTTCCATATGTGCTGGCCTGATAATTCGCCAGCGTGTTATAAAGTGACGCTGCGGTTTGTTGTAATGCAAGCGGAGCATTCGGATTAGTTGTTTGATAAAATTGTTGTGCTGTGCTTGCACCTTGGCCAAAGCTACCAGGAAGTGCCTGATTGGCTTGAATGTAGCCCTGGAACGCAGCGTTCTGTTGTGCAGTCCTTGCGCTACCAAGATTGTAGAGCGATGGACCACCAGCAACAAAACCAGCAGCAGATCCAAGCCTTGTCTGTAGCAACGCATCGCGGAGTGCGATATCGCGCTGTAGTGCGTCACCAGTTGTTTGGCCAGAAGACAAGAACTGCGAGGCTGCTCCGAATCGCGCAAGCTTACGAGCCTCGCCAGCAGCACCAGATTCGACGGCTTCTTGCACAGCAGGCGCGACACCAAAGATGTTGCCTCGAACTGTTTGAGCTGCGCGAGCTGCCTGCTCGTACTGCCTGCGCTCATCCGCACCAAGCGTAGAGCCAAGCCTTAATTGATTTAAAGCTTCTTGCTCAATTTGGCTTCGCAAGTCTTCAGTCTGTTGCGATGTGGTTGCAGGCAATTCTTCGGTTGCTAATTTTCTGTATTTCTCGCCAAGAGCAACAGCAGTCTCGTAAGCTTTCGGATCAATCTGCTTTAGCTGATCGCTGGCGCGTTCCTCTGGAAGTTTGAGGAATTCCCTAAAAGAAGTGATTTCCTTCTGGCCAGTTGTATCCAATGCGGTGATTGGCTTGAATCCTGCAACCTGTGCTTGCGCAGATGTGATTGCTTCGCTGACGCTCTTGCTGTCTTCGTTAAGAGTTTTTAGTGATGCCTCAAGCGGAGCGCGCCTTGCGTCATCAGCTTTTAACTTGGAAAGCAATTCGTTGGTTGAAGTAATTTTTTCGTTAATGCCGACAATCTGAGTGTTGCCTCGATCAAGAACCGATTTTAGCGAATTTAGTTTTGCTTCGTTGTAATCGTTTATGATCTGATCGTCGGAAACTTGGAAGTTAAGCTTTGCGCCAAGGTTGGACGCGCCATAGTTTCTGTCTCCAGATAGAGCGGTTAATGCACCACTTAGTCCAGTTGCCCCAGCCCTAATCTGGCCAGCAGCAGTATTAAGTTCGCCAGCTTGCTTGGTGTAATCCTCGTCAAGCTTCTTTGCAGCTTTTGCTTCTTCTGTCTTTGCATCTTCTGCTGCAACGTATGCTTCATATGCAGTATTGAAGTCATTAAGCATTGCTTTTTTGTCTCCTGCATAAAAGTTATAAACCTTGCCATCATGCCTGTGCGAATATGTTCCAGATCCCTGCTCAAATTGTGCATAGCTTGGAATATTATAACTTCGAGCATCGGCCCCTACATAATATTTATTAATAAGAGCTTGGCCACCGCCAACATCTTCAAGATATTTTTTATTATAGAATTCTTCTTTAGTTAAATTAGCCATATTAAACACTCATGTTCGGATTGGAAACATTTGTTCCAATGGTTGAAAAATAATCGACAGGAGCTGCGCCTTGTGAGAACGCGACTTCTGGTTGAACTGCGCCATATGGGCTTTGCCCATAAAGACGAGCAAACTGAGTTGTCATCTGCTGACCAAGACCCTTGTTCAAAGCAAACGCTTCTGGCGAATATTCGTACTGCCTGCGAAGCGATTCCAGGGTGCGCTGTGCGCCGTACTGGCGTTCCAGCTCAAGGTTGGATTTGACGGAAGAAGCTTGGTCTAGGGCGGACAACTGCCTCTCCAGCTCCCTCTGCTGTGGCATATACTGCATGCGAAGTTTGTTCTCAAGCTCTGCCATAGCAGGAGATTTCTCTATATAGGTATCAATGTTCTTACGATACATTTCGGCATTAGCCTGCGCTACGGCCATAGGGTCTGGAGGTGGCGGAGGTGACGGAACTGATGGTTTGCCTCCCATATTAAGCTAATGCCTTTCTCATAAATTTGTAGTAATCGTACTCCTTTGGTTGTCCTAAACGTTTGAAAATGATTCGCTTGCGTGGTCCGAATCGATCCAACAGGATCAATAGCAAGCCTTTGAGTGGGGCTACCGACTCAGCATTTCTAATACCACTAGTAGCACACAAGTCAACAAAGATATTGTCTCCATGCTCGTCGTGGACGTAGTGACCTACTTCAGAGCCACTATTGACGCACCTAGCCAGGGCAACGCCCAAAATCTCATCATTTCTGTTCCTTAATGTACCCATAAGTCCCTGCTTATCAAACCATGCCACCCATTCCCTAAAGTTAGGCCACATCGCCTCGGAAACGCCACTTTTCTCAAGAAACTCTACCTGGGTCATATGTTTTGCTGAATCTGAATTGTATCTGGATTTGCTGCCATAATGACCCCTCGAATAGAGAGCTTCCTACTAGCAGCCTCAACCTTCATCTTGATATTGCGCCACTTGTCGTATGACCTAAGACTATCCGCTCTGCGCTTGACAACCTTCGCGCTTAGTGTGGCTGGAAGTGTAAATGGAAGCGTCAAGCTGTCTGGTGAAGTTGTGTCAACATTCGTGCCAAGAATAATGTCATTGCCGTCCGTATCCCTGCGAATGCTTATCGTTGCGTTGGTAGATCCAGAATTGAAGAATTCAACCTCGTAGTGCGATCCGTACTTCAGCGCAAAGCGATCATCAAATTCATATGCCTTTGTGACAACTCTGCTCGTATAGCCAGTACCAAAATCTTGGAACCCTGTATTGATGTCAACTGAATCTGAATCCTTATAATCCGTAAGGTGGCCAACCCTTGAGTTGGTTGTGCCTATGCAAAGCTTGATTGTGTTTGTAGAGAATCCAGAAGTAAAGCTGGTCTCAACCATCCTCGCTGCTGCTACCTCCCACAAGCCTTCGAAGCAGTTAAAGATTGAGTTGTAAACCAATATATGGCTCGGCTTGGTTGCCGAATCTAGCGGTATGGCGAGGAGGTATCGATTATTATGGAATGTGGCATTGCAAGTTTCGATAAAGCTTCTGTTGATCCTTGCGATGATATCCTTAACTGGCTCGCTTATTGTGAGTCCAACTGTCGAAAAGTCATCCGCCAAAGACCTTGAGATTGATCGTATGCCGTCATTGGCCAAGAAGAATACGTCCTTGTTTACTAGGGCAACTGATCTGCCTGCGATACAACCAATCCTATTTGAAATTGTCTGAACAGTCCACTCTGCTGCGCTATTGGTAAGCGACAACACGCTTGTTCCTGATGTCACAGTCGTGCTTGGCGTGACATCAACCAGGTAGATCCTATTCCTCTTAAACACGATGATCTGGAATCCGTAGAAGGGTTGGATTGCAATAATATCTTCACCATCGTCACCACCCACAATGATTGAATTTGTAGTCTTCCATATCTCTGGATCGAGAATGTCAGAGGCGTAAAGAGTGTTGCGACTCTCGCCTGTGCCTACTGCGAATAGGCGATTGGTGAATGATTTGATTAGGCGCAGGCCAGTAGGGGCTAATTGTGTTGAGATTACTCCAGTTGCAGTTGCTGCGGTTCCAGATGATGGTGGTGCTATCGTTATAGTTGGTGCAGATGTATATCCAGAACCACCATTGGTAACTGTTATTGCAGTAACAATACCTTGTTGTGAAGAAGAAAAAGATGCAACTGCTGACGCTGTTGTTCCGTATGCCATTTGGGGCGCAGAAACTGTTACTGCTGGTGCTGATGTATATCCAACACCTGGATATGTAATTGACACAGAAGCAAGTTTTGTTCCCTGCCTATAATTCGTTGCTCCTGTGGTTCCGTCGCTAAACTGCAAAAAACTCTGTCCGTCTGCCCAAAATAATTTATTGTTTAGCTGAGCAAATTCAATTTGAGCGGAGGAATTTACAACTGTCCCGCCAGTAGTC